GGTCTGACCTGTATCTTCCTGTTTCTCAACGGATTCAACGTCGGTCTTCACATTTTCATAGTGCTTTGCAATAGCCTCAGACTGTTTGCGAATCTGCTCAGGTACAGCCATTAGAACGCTCCTCTCGGTGTGCGTGGCATCACCAGCTACTTCTTACGAAGTTCTGCTGATAATTCAGGGGCATCATGCACAAGTTTATATATCTCTGTCAACACCTGACAGCGACCCTGAGCGAGCATGACATTCGCTCCGGCCACATATGGGAGTTGATCTAGCTCGCGCTTTCTCCACTCTTCCAGCCAAGTGGCTAGATGCGGATGAGTGCGGGACAGATTAGCCCACATCTGGATAATCTCGGGCGGCGGACGAACCATCCTAGCCGCCTTGTGGTCTTGCTACAGCGGCACTCATGCCACCAGCGGCATTACCCGCTTGGTCAAGTACAGCAGGCTGTGGCTGCTGCTGTGCAGCCTGCATCGCCTGAACTCTACCAACGTAGGATAACTTTTCACGAGATGGGATGATCTCATCGACCGGCATCTGCAGACCTTTAGCGATCTCCCGAAGGATCGCGGCGCGACCATTCGGACCCATGATCTGCATGTCCATCTCGTTCGCAGTGGCGTTGAGGAACTCGACGCGCCGGAGATTAACCGTCTCCTTGACCGCCAGATTTACTGCGCCGCGCGGGATGATCTCAGCATCACCCTTGATCGACTCGTCCTCATCGTACCGCATATTGTAGATAAACTGCCGTTCCACAATCGGCATAATGATATCGCTATCAATGTGCATAACGACTTGGCGAATACCCTTACCAGCCGAACCCATCAGCATTGACAAACCAGAAGCCGTACGTCCTGCACCTCTAACATCCACGTCGCCGTAAATATATGAAGGAATGCCAGAATGATCGTCGGCCAATCGGCTAAACCGCTCATAAACAGCCATAAGCGTATTGGCATTATCATTGGGCTGATTGAATCTGACCGCCGGAGCAGAGCTACCTAGCGGGTCATTAAGCACCTGCCAAATCTTCCATGGGTGCATCTGGGTAATATCCTCATTCGGAGGAATACGTTCCAGATTGACTTCGACCTGTGGACCTGAAGCAATGCCCATATTATTGACGAGCGCACGAGCCGCTGCGTTGCAGATATTCTGCAAGTCTTCAATAATCTCAGGAATGCCTCGACCCCAGAAAGCACCGGGCATCTTAATGAAGGAGGTCTTAGCATAGGGCTTCTCGCCCAGCGGATCATAATTCAAGACCGCCTTTACGACGTAGTTGCCAATTAGCCACACATTGGCGTCGTACTCGCGCGCTTCATCGGGGACTTCGTCTTCATTAAGCCCCCACTCGCGCAACATCTTACCGCTGACTTTGCCCCAGAACTCAAGAGCGTCAAACATATCGGTCGGACGAAGCTCAGTATAATACTTGCGCTCCTCTTCCTCTCGCTGCATTTCGGTTGGTTCAGTTACCCAAGACTGGCTAGGTCCGTCTTCAAGAACCTTGCGGATAGCCTGATCGTCATAACCCGGCACACCAATCAGGTCAGCCAGTGAGGTGCGGCTAAGCTGATGGAGTTCAAACAGATAGCCGTCATTGATCCTAGTGATGCCGGGTTCCGGGTAAATATTGAACGGGCTTACCCGTTCAAACTCCGGCGCAAGTCTCTCGCTCGCTTCGACAATAGTGCGACCGTCTGGACTCTTCGACCAGCCGAGATGCCGTTGGCGGCGTACAATAGGACCCTTAACAAAAGCGCAAGGGAAAGTAACAAGATCAGTGATGAACTCATTAAACGCCTCCGGCCAACCACCTTGGGCAAACTGATCTTCAATCTTAATTTTCATTTTGTCAACACGCATTTGAGCTTGTTGCAAAACGCGAAATCTTAGCTCTTGGGACACGACCTCACGAATCTCAGCCATCTCTGACTTCGTCGGGGCTTGTCCTGTATTCTGAATTACCTGCATAACCTGTTCTGCAAACGCCTCTTGCAAGGCAGCAGAACTATCCGGGTCCAGATCAGGAATCGGCGTAGGGGACATATCCCATGGTGGTGTGCCGGTATCCATGAGGATATCCCGTAGCCAGCTTTCAGCGGCTCGGCACTTCACTTCAGTAATCATCATATAAACTTCAGAGCCACCCTGCTTACGGATAGCGCCAAGTTTATCAGGTTCGTATTCACCATTACGCTGACGAAGAGCAGCCAACATGGTGTCATTAATCGGCTGCTTGGCAATACGCGCAGCATCCCAGCATTCTTTAAGATATCCGGCTAAACCCAAAATAACAGAATCTTGCTGACGGGCCTGAAGCTCACGATCCATGCGCTCCTGCTCAGCCCGATTAAGCTGCTCATTATTTACAACACGTAGAAGCGTAAGGCCCGCCATCTAACTGTTTTCCTTATCAAGTACCGACATTATTTGATAATGAGGCTTTTGTACCCGGATCAGAGATTCTGGTCGTAATGGTGCCAGCATTAAAGACACATGCGGTAATCGGAATACTCGTACAATTTGACTTAACTTCGACCGCAACATCACAGCCCCCGTCGTGCGAGTTTGATGTAAGCGCGCATCTCACTGAATTATCCAGAGTGATGTGTCGTAATGCGTTCACGAGCTTGCTTGAGCTTCTATAAAACGAATTATTCGATACTATGCAGTATTCAGAATCCTCCAATACAAGCCCATAATATTTATCTGTTATCGTGCAGTTCAATACTTTTATCTGCTGGCAGGTATCGGCATATACGCTATATGCAGTCCCCCAATTATCGCCGGACTGCATCTGAATATCGCTAATGGTAACATTCCGACAGTTAGTCAAACTAAAATCGAAGACATTTGTTGATGGCGCTGCCGAGCAATTAAACCACCCGCCGACAAAATTAACAGCCCGCGTATCAAGAATATTAGTCATTGATACTCCGGCGAGAGAATAACCGTCAATGATTGCTCCGACAAAAATAATATCACCCCAAGGGTAATATGTGCCTGTTACGTTCGTGCCATCAATAACGACGCCGTAATCGGTGCCTTGCGTATTTGCGCCATAGAACTGATAATCCTGAATAACCTTACCAAGAATATAGAATCCCTTCGAATCCGTTGACGTATTCCCACGGCCCTCAACCCAGCAGTCATAGAAGACCGACGAGAAATTACCAGCAGACATTCCAAACCCACTTCCCGTCACAGGGAATGTGCCATCCAATTGGAATCCTACAAACGAGAATGAGCCATCCACATTGGCGCTTAACACGCGACTTAACTGCGTATTTGTTGCCCCTCTAAGATAGATGCCAACTCCAAAGTTCGTGACTTGGACATCCGATATTTTTGCTACCGCTGTATCCTGAAACAAAACTCCGACACCGCCAGTTGCGGCGCTGTTCCTGTAGATGTGCATTCCACTAATCTGGCAGCCAGCGAGGGGCGTAACACTGGAACCGACAAAATCAACGCCCGTAGCAGTAGACCCTAGATATCCAAACGACAATGTAACAGTCGTTCCAACAATGTTGGTAATCGTACCGTTTGGATTACCGTTAATATAGGCGGTCATACCTAATACGAGACCTGTCGCGCTCGTCACTGTAACTGAAGTCGAACCATTCGTGACATTCGCTGTCGTCAACGGCGATGTTGTTCTGGTACCAACAAATTGAAACGCCGTAGCGTTTGTCGCTCCGATATGTATAATATCCGTGCGATACTGACCTGCGCCATTAAGGAACGTATCATTTTTAGTGATATTTATATTATTTGAAATGGCATACGCGCCAACCTCAAAATCAACTTCACCGCCGTTTACGAGCGAGGCTAACGCTGCGACTATCGCTGCACGGTCATCAGTTGCTCCGTCCCGAACGGCCCCAAACCACTCGGGATAAACAACAACACCCTTGCCGAACGTCACGAGAACGGAGTCAAAAATCTGCCTGCGAGATGCGATAACTTGCATCTGAGGCGTAATCGTTTCCGTTCCAGCCGTTCCGACGAACTTGCCGGATTGAGTAAATGACAGCGTCGTATTTGCGCCAAAGGTCAGATTGCTGGCGATTTTCGTCGGGCCGGGAATAATGAGCGTCGCCGGATTGGACCCAATCAAAGTAATCGCAGCCGTATAGGCTGCTGTGTCGTTTGTTACGCCGTCACACTTAGCACCGAACCAGCGAATGTCGTAATGATCATCGACTACGCGCAGCCACGCACTAGACGCAGAACCGCCGCCAACGGTAATAATAGTGCCACCATTATCAGTATATGGGCCACCAGTCGTCGCAGGGTAGAAGTAACCGCCGCCACCATCGCCGTCAGTATAGTACCCTTTGACTCGTGCATTATACCCGGTCGCAACAGCCTGCGTACGGAGTGCGCTGATATTATTGACAACAATACCGACGGCATGAGGGAATCCACCAGCCGTGACGCCGTCGTGGACAACAACAGCATCCCGATCCGTATCGACTGTCACTTCCCCAACAGCGCCTGTAAACGTCGCGTGTTGAGCAGTAGTACCCCTACGGTGCTGGACCTGTTTACCCATCAAACTGCCCTTTTAGCTCGCATAAATTAAACAGCCGGAGACCACGGAAGCGGCGGATTAATAACCGGCGGTCTAATTTGATCTTCAATGCGCCTATCGAGAATAGAATCGTATGACTGAATCATACCGACTCCCATGGCGCTCTCAAGCCATACAATGACCTGTGCTTCTGTCAGATCGGCATAGGCCGTGAACGGTTCTGCGGGATTAATCGCAACGGCCTGTTCTCCATAGACATCTGCTATGTATGTACCATCGGTAGCGAACCGCCGCCAGTGAACCTTAAACACAACATCCGAGCGCCCCCCGCTCTCAGGGTAGCACTGAAGCTGCTCAATCTTCCACGTATATTGATTAGCCATTGGCTATGATCCTTATTGCGGGGTAACACAAGAAATACGTACAAGAGCGTTGTTACGCGACGATCCACCTAGCGCCTGAATAAAATAGTTGGGTGAACTAAACACATGCGTAAGCTGAATCTGCGTTGCTGTTGGCGCACCGGTCACAAAAACTGTTGTACCAAGATTGGTTCCACTAACGATAGCCAGAGAGCCAAATTCAAACACGACGATTACGCTGCCACCGTTAGACGTGTCTCTAATATAGAAGAACCCGCAACCGGCTTGGCCGATTGTCGTAGCGGTAGATGAGTTGATAGTTGTTTCCTTACTTAGGAAAAATTCACCACCAGATACGCCGAGTTTATGCGATGTATATGGCAATGCGCCAGTCTGACCGATGACTACTGCGCCGCTACTATTAACACGAGCAGCTTCAGCGCCGCCTTCAGTAAATGCAATGGTGTCGGCGGCAGGGAAATAAACACCAGTATTGGTATCACCAGTCGTTGTAATACCCGGCGCGCTATCCGTACCAGCAGGAAAAATAGCCGAAGTCGTAAACGTGGGCGACGTCCCGAACACAAGCGCGCCTGTGCCAGTTTCGTCGGTGACAGCAGAAGCAAGATTTGCAGAAGACGGTGTACCAAGGAAGGTAAGGATACCTGTGCCAGTCGTCGTGGTCGAAGGAGCCACGCCAGCGCCGCCACCGATTACAAGTGCATTCGCCGCCAGTGCGGCAGATGAAGTAATTGCGCCAGAAGCACTAAAATACGGAACACCGCCTGATGTACCGCTCGACAGTCCAGTGCCGCCGTTAGCAACAGGCAATATACCTGTAACTGCCGTTGTAAGACCAATTTGATTCCAAGATGTTACGCCAGAACCATTGGTAGTTAGTGCATAAGTGTTTGTTCCATTGGTAGCCGGGAACGTGAAGTTCGTAGCCGTACCAGCCGCAGCCGCAGCTTTGATCGTCACATCACCGGAAGTAGCGCCAAACATCTTAAGCTGACCGCCGGTGCCGCCATTCGCGCCGGACTCAAGAACGCCGCTGACATCCAGACTCGTACCTGTAGCCACGCCAATATTCGGCGTAACAAGCGTCGGGCTATCCGACATGTAGGTTTTAAGTTCGCTTGCGTCGATCTTCTTGGTCGTCGCTACGTTCGTATCAACAATCGGGAGCGCATCATTCGCGGCGAC